ACTCTGCCGCGAGATCTTGGTCCGCCTTCGCTCATTTAGTGTTTCCTATAAATACTTGATGGCATACAGTGGTAAATTTAGTCCTAAAAATACCAATAAATATTTAGGTGATCCAACAAACATCTGGTATAGATCGTTATGGGAGCGCCGAGTTATGGTGCACCTGGATGATAATCCAAGTGTAGTTGAATGGTCTAATGAGGAAATAGTAATACCTTATTTATCCCCAGTTGATAATCGTTGGCATCGTTACTTTCCAGACTTTTTTGTCAGAATTCGCAATAAAAATGGAACTTCTGAAGCAATGATTCTTGAGGTAAAGCCATTTAATCAGGTATTGCCGCCTCAGCGAAGAAGTAGAGTTACAAAACAATATATCCGTGAAGTTGCAACTTGGGGTATAAATGAAGCCAAATGGCAAGCTGCGATGGAATACTGTAAGGATAGAAATTGGACGTTTAAAGTTATCACAGAAAAAGATCTTGGAATTTAATGCCATCACTATTTGATAAACTCAGCAAGGAAATGACAGCGGCGAACATTCGCCCAAGAACAGACGCAGCCAGAGCATGGCTAGGCGACAAAATTGGTCGTATGCGCATTCCTTCAGATAGGTCTAATATCTTAAACGACGCAAGTCGTATCTCACCAAAAGCCTTTATCGGTCGTATGTATTTTTACCACTATGACCCAAAATATAAAAATGTGCTTCCAGTCTACGATAAGTTCCCTCTGGTAATCCCAATGGATATGTATTCAGATGGATTTTTGGGTCTGAACCTACATTATCTAGATCCATACAGCCGTTTGGCGCTATTAGACAAACTCTTGGATTTTGCCAATAACGATAAATATAACGACTCGACAAAATTAAATTTATCATATGACCTGTTAACTCGATCTCGTCGATACAAGATGATTGAACCTTGTATTAAACGATACCTGTTAAACCACATAAGATCGTCGTTGATTTATATTGAACCAATGCATTGGGAAACGGCGATTTTTCTACCAACCGCAAAGATGGTGTATAAAACATAATGGCAGAAGAAACTAAACCAGGTATTTTTGAATCCCTACAAAATTTGTGGAACAAATATACAACACCAACAGATGGCGCGCAGCAAGGTCAAAGCCTTCTTGGCTACGATTATAACAGTGTTGCAAATCAAAACTTACTTAGAAGCTGTAAGTTTGCAGTTCAATTTACCAGAATACCAGGCATCGAGCCAGCAGATTTAAGAAGACTAACTTATCTGTGCGATTCCGTAGAATTTCCTGGACAAACTTTAACTACAACAGACTATAGAATCCCAGGGCAATTAAAAACCAAAATTCCATATGCCAGAGAACTTTCTGAAGTAACCTTTAGTTTTTATGTTCCTGTAGATTACTCTCCCTACACTTTAATGAATGATTGGATACAGTCCATTTCATTATCAACAACTCAAAATCGTTATTTGGATGAGATCGTTGGTTCTATCAGCTTATATCAATTTGCTGATACTGGTAAAAGTTTTATACGAGGAACACCGTCTAAGAGTATGCAGGTAGATTTGATTAATGCTTACCCATTAAACGTACAATCTATGCCAGCCAACTGGGGTGACGATGGATTCCATAAATTGACTGCGAGCTTTTTCTTTGTTGATTACAGAATTACTGAATTTTAATATTGTTTGGAGTTACTATGCCATTACCAAAAATTGATTTGCCAATTTATGAACTGAAGTTGGTTTCCAGAGAAAACCCTATCAAGTTTAGACCCTTCCTAGTAAAGGAAGAAAAGTTGCTTTTGATGACGTTACAGTCTGGAAAAGAAGAAGATATTTTAAAGTCTATCAAGCAAGTTATTAACAACTGTATGCTAGAAGAGATCGATATCGACACACTTCCAATTTTTGACATCGAATACCTATTTCTCAATATCCGTGCCAGATCAGTTGGCGAAAAGGTTGAAACCTATTTCGTGTGCAGAAATGTTGTTGGTACTAAGAAAAATGAAATGGGTGAAGATGAGGATGATGTTTGTATGCACATGATGCCAGTTGAAATCAATGTGTTAGAGATCAAACCGCCAATCGATGATATACCCTCTAAGATTTTTATTACAAACAAAATTGGAATTAAACTCAAATTTCCTACATTAGAAAACTACAGATCTATTCAAAATTTAATGCTCGATAATGAGACAAACAATTTATTCAATATGATCTATGATTGCACTGAGTATGTGTTTGATGAGAATGGAATCTATTACTCTAGCGAAACCAGTAAAGAAGAGTTTAGTCAATTTTTAGAAAGTTTAACTCAAGAACAGTTTGAACGAATTGCAAACTTTTTTGAAAAACTTCCTACAATCACACATGACTTCGAGCACTCTTGTCAAAAATGTAATTTCAAACACAATCTACACATGGAGGGACTCAACGATTTTTTTACTTAACCTTCCGTGACAGATCCCTCAAGGACTATTACGGAAACATGTTTACGATGGTACATCAATACAAATACACTCTCACAGAACTAGAAAATATGATTCCGTGGGAGCGAGATACTTACATAGGCATGGTAAACAATTGGGTTAAGGAAGAAACTGAGAGAGCCAAAAAGATGAAAACTGAACAAGAAGCCAGATTAAGTGCATTAACGCGAAAGCGTAATCAAGGAGTCAAGAGAAGATAATGGCGTTAGCTGATATTGCATCCAGGTTATACCAATCATCTGCATATAGAAACACATCAGTTGCAAAGGCATTGGCTGATTCTGTTAAGATCAGCCTTAAAACACGATTTTCTTTGGTGGGCATGGCTGCTTCATTAACTGGTTCAAGAACTTTATATGCGATTGCGCAGCAAAAATATGGCATAAGTAAAGAAGAACTACAACAAGAAGAAAAGAACGAACAGTTTAAAAAATATACTGTAGAATCTATTGCTACACTGTCTAAACAGATTGCGCTTTTAGAATCGATCACCGAAAAGAACTCAAATATGATTAATTATATCATTAACGATTTGGGTTATTTCAAGTATCAAAAACGAATGAATCCAATGACACGTGGTGGGTTTATGGCAGTACAGATGCCAGTGAACGCTAAAACGGTAAAGGGTAAACTCCAAGAAATTAATGAGCAAATTCAGGCACTCAAAGGTGTAAGAGTTGCGAAGGCTACTGCTGAACAAAATAAAATTAATAAACAAAAAGAAAAAGACGAAAAAGAAAAAAACAGGGCTTTACTTGCTGCTGGTATTTTAGGAACATTGACTTCATTGGGCGTTGGCGCAGCAGGTGGCGGTGTGGCTGTAGCAGGGCTTGCTGGCACAGCAGTGGCAGGTGCAACTGCAATGCTAGGGTCAGCTGTTATTAATAAAACAGTTAAGGCACTCATTGGTAAAGCAATGCCAATATTAGGCACTGCATTTAAAGTTACTGCATTAGGTGGTCTTGCTCTCAGTTCAAATGAACGCGCCATGAAAAGATTGAGAGGCGAAAGGGGCATGGAGCTCTTTAGCAAAGAAGATTTAAAAAATGAATATAATCCTGGCACATTTGAGTATGAACTTAAACAGCAACAAATTCAAATGAAGAAGGATATTAATGATCTAATTGAGTCAGTTATGCGTCCAGTTGATAATGCTATAATGTCTATCACTGGATTCTTAGCATTAAAATATGGTATCAATGCAGCAGAATTTCTAAAAGGAAAATTTGGCAATGTTCCTCGTGGTAGCGGAGTGTTAGGTGGCATTAAAGGTTTGATGGGAATGGGTGCTGCTGCAACAGCTGCTGGGGGTGCTGCCGCTGCTGCATCTGCTGGTGGTGGTGTTGCCGCAGGGGTTGCTGGTGCTGCAGGTGCTGTTGCTGGTAGAGGATTACTCCCAGGAATGGTTCGCGGTGGAAGAGTTTGGGATGGTAAAACGTGGAAAAGTTTACCAGAACAAACTGGTGCTCCAACAACAACAGCGCAAAGAGTGCGTAAAAAAGTTCCTGTTATTGTTAAAAGAGGATTGGCGATGATGTCTGGATTCATCAACAGCCCTAAACTAAAATTTGCTGCAGCAAAAGGTGGCGCTTTGGGTATCGCTATTCTTGTGCCAACTATCATGGATATGTATGCTGCAGTGGAACAGTATGAAAATGGTAACATTGGATACGATGAATACAAAAATAGATCAGTTGAAGGCTGGAGAACTTTAGTCAATGTGCTTGGTGTTGGAACTATCAGCGGAGTGTTGGGTGGATTACTTGGCACTGCTGTTGGTGGACCAATTGGAACTGCTGTAGGTTTTCTAGGTGGTCTTGGTTTAGGTGTTGTTGCAGATTTCGCGATGGGAGATACAACTACATCAGCTGCTGAATGGATATTCCGCATGTTATATAACGGAGAACCTCCTCCTCCGTTGCCTACCACAACTACAGGTGAACAAACAACTACACCATCAGAAGCTGATTTAAATGCGTTCAACAAAGTTCAAAAGTTTGAAGGCGTAAATCAAATTGATGGTGGTGTAGAAACTATTCTTGCAACAATAAGACAAAAAGAATCTGGTAATAACTACAATGCTGATTTGATGAAAAATCCTGCAGCACAAGAGCGTGCTAGAAAGGCAGGATACGCAAAGGCGAGTGCCTCTGGTGCATATCAGTTTGTTGATGGAACATGGCAAGGACTCACTAAAAAGTACAACA